AATTCAGAAACAGGTTAAAGATGCAGTTGAGCATGATAGAATGAAGGTTGCATATGCAATCTATTCTACACAGTATGATCAACCGTATGTATACTGCGAAGGATACAGCACATTAGTTCAAAAAAAACCAGCGTCCTGAGAGATTTGTTAGGACGGCTATAACATAAGGAGAAAAAAGATTATGGCAATTGATATGGAAAAAATGCGAGATCGCATGACTTCACTTAAAAACAACGGAAACTCGACGTCAAATAAATTTTGGCGCCCCAAGGATGGAGAACAAACGCTTCGTATTGTACCACCATCTGACGGTGATCCTTTCCGTGATTATTGGTTCCACTATAATGTGGGAGATAACCCGGGCTTTCTGAGCCCTAAGAAAAACTTTGGCGAAGACTGTCCCTTGGACAATTTTGTTCGACAGCTTTGGAAGGAAGGAAGTGAAGAGAGCAAGCGCATGGCTAAAAAGCTCTCTGCGCGTCAGCGTTTTTTCGCTCCCGTCGTTGTGCGCGGAGAAGAGGAAGAGGGCGTAAAGGTATGGGGTTTCGGCAAACGAGCCTACGAAACGCTATTGGGGTTGGTACTTAACCCCGAGTATGGCGATATTACCGATGCGCAAGATGGTACCGACTTGGTAGTCCACTATGGGAAACCCGCAGGAGCGACGTTCCCTGAAACAAAGATTACCCCTCGGCGAAAAAACTCGCCGCTTCACAAAGACGCGGACAAGGCCCGAGAATGGCTCGACAATGTCCCCGATTTTGAGGAGCTATTTGCGGCTTCCAAAAAGACCACCGACGAAGTTCAAGGTATCCTGGATGCTTTCTTGAACTCCGACGAAAGCCCTTCCGAGGGTCCCACCACTACTTCATCCCCGGAGAACAGCGACGTCGACAAGGCGTTTAGCGAACTTTTGGGATAAAGTAATTTTATACCGCAGGGAGGCATGGGTTTACAGATGCCTCATTCCTATTTACTTTAGGTATGGAGAACATGGATTGGCTCACAGGCTCAGGTAGGGCAATTGACTTTAGCGAGATTGTAGAATTAACAAGATCCCACTATTTCGACGGTGGCACTGTTCATGTCGGTACCGATTCCCATCTTAAACAACAAAAGTGCATTTTCAGCACTGCTATCTGCCTTATTGGCTCTCATCACCGCGCCCAAAATACTTATTTTGTAACCCGCAGCACCACTCGCGCCCAGACATATGCTACTTTGCTTCATCGAATCACCGAAGAAGTTCAAAAATCCATTAACACGGGGTTAAAATTGCTAGAGGTCTGTCCTAAAATAGATATCGAGCTTCACTTGGATATATCCCCCGAAAACTTAAATGAAGGGACGTCCAAGTTCGCCAAAATGTTGGTAGGCTATGCGCGAGGGAGCGGCTTCGAATGTAAGATTAAACCCGACGCCTTTGCAGCCTCTTCAGTGGCAGATAAACACAGTAAACCAGAAATGAAAGGCAACTAATGAAAATTAAAGCAATTGAATGCGGGGCATGTGGGGATGTAGTTTATTCCCGGGCCCCAGAAGATTACCGGGAATGTGAATGCGGCAGCGTCAGCGCCTCCGGAGGCCAGCAATATGCCAAATTCCACAGCCCTAGCGCTGATTCTCATAAAAAAGTGATAATAGATGTTGACACAGACATGTTTAACCTGTATAATGATTGGGAAGAGATGGCGGATACCTACGGTGTGATACCTAAATCTTCCCAAGTGCCGCTGTTACGACATATTGTTTGTTAGAAAGGAAAAATATGCGAGAAAGAGTTAATCGAGAAGATTCCAACTTTGAAGCAAAGCTGGACGAACTTAGGCAACGTTTTGCAGGCGTCAAGAAAAGCGCCGAAAGCGAAACCGCAGTAAATGTTAATAAACAAGACCTTAAAGACGGTTTTGTTACTTTTTGGTCGGATAACAGCGATATCACTCAGTTGATTAGTCGAAGCGCGGGATATATTGTATCCATTATGGATTGTGGAGAAACCGTGCGTATTCGAATGGCTCGGAAAGGATTCCGCAGTTGTTATCACGCTTTCAAACTATCAAAATAAAAGGAAACTATAATGCGTAAACGAAATGCTGGCAAAGCTGGGCAGTTGTCAATTGATGACATGCGCAAGCTTATAAACAAAAAAGCTGGGCTAAACGTGGCCCACAATCTTAACAAAGAGAATCCCACTGAAGTAAAGCAGTGGATCCCGACGGGTTCGCGGTGGTTAGACAGTATTATTTGTCGCGGCCATCTTGCGGGAATTCCCGTTGGAAAAGTGGTTGAGGTGGCCGGATTAGAATCTACCGGCAAGTCTTACATGGCGGCGCAGGTTGCCGCAAACGCTCAAAAGATGGGCATCGACGTGGTGTACTTTGATTCCGAATCGGCAATCGACCCCGCGTTTTTAGAGCGCTCAGGCTGCAATCTTGACAATATTCTATACGTGCAGGCAACATCTGTTGAGTTTGTCCTAGAGACAATCGAAGAGCTTTTAGGCTCTAATGACAGTCAAATGTTGTTTATCTGGGATTCATTGGCCCTTACCCCTGCTGTTTCGGACATTGAGGGGGACTTTAATCCGCAGTCTTCAATGGCGGTAAAGGCACGTATCCTGGCTAAAGGAATGTCTAAGCTGACGGTCCCTATCGCCAACAGCCAGTCCACGTTCCTGGTATTGAACCAGTTAAAAACCAATATTACGCGCTCGCCATCAGAGGCGTTGACTACACCGTATATGACACCCGGCGGAAAGGCCATGATTTATGCCTATTCTCTGCGTGTCTGGCTGACGGGTCGGAAAGCAAAGGCGTCTTTTGTAACAGATGACAAAGGGTTCCGAATTGGCTCAGAGGTCAAGGTCAAATTAGAGAAGTCGCGCTTTGGCACGCAAGGAAGACAATGTAACTTCAAGATTCTGTGGGGAGACGAGATCGGGATTCAAGACGAAGAGAGTTGGTTCGAAGCCATCAAATCGTCGGATCACGTTAAACAGGCTGGAGCATGGTTTGAGTTAGTGTATGAGGACGGAAACACAGAAAAATTCCAGGCTTCCAAGTGGCTTGACAAACTTCAAAACGAAGCTTTTCGAAAAAGAGTCTTGACAATCATGGATGAAGAGGTTATAATGAAGTTCGATAAGCGCATCGGCGAGGCCAATGAGTTTTACGAAGAAGAGGCATAAGTGTCCAATAGAGTAATGATTATAGACGCGTTAAATTTATTTTTACGCTCGTATATTGTAAACCCTACCATCGCTAAAGATGGAAGCCCCATCGGCGGCACCGCGGGGTTCATCAAATCCCTTCAAAAGCTATGCCGGGATATTAAGCCAAACGCGGTTGTTGTTTGCTGGGATGGCCGCGGCGGGAGCAAGAAGCGCAAACTCAAGAACAAGGATTATAAAGAGGGCCGCGCCCCCATCCGCCTCAACCGCGGCATGCACACTCTTTCGGAGAATGAAGAGAAAGAGAACAAGATTTGGCAAATGCACCGGTTGTTCGACTATCTTAATAACTTCCCGGTAATTCAACTAGTAGCAGATGAAGTAGAAGCTGACGATATCATTTCGTATGTGGGCCAATATTCGCCTTTTAAAGGTTGGCAGAAAGTCATAGTTTCAAGCGATAAAGATTTTTTCCAGTTGTTGGACGAGAAGACGATTCTTCATCGCCCCATCCAAAAGAAATATCTTAATAAAAACAATATCTTGGAAGAATATGGGATTCACCCCACCAACTTTGCAATGGCTCGTGCCATCGCTGGAGATCGTTCTGACAATCTGGCAGGGGTGGGCGGAATTGGCCTTAAAACGGTATCCAAGCGCTTTCCCTTTTTTAAAGAGGAAAAGAGTGTAACGCTGCCCGATTTGGTAGAGTTCTGCGAGAATCAAGAATCGAAAGCCAAAGCATATCAAACTATTTGCGAGAAACAAGATGTGATTGCCGACAACTACGGCCTCATGCAACTATATGCGCCGAGCATGTCTGTTCAGACCAAGCAAAAGATTAATTGGACCATCGAGAACTTTGAGTATTTGTTCAATAAGTCCGAAATGGATTTGATGATGCTTGAGGACGGCATATCCGATTACAGTTGGCTCGACCTCATTACCACTTTTAAATCATTCTGCCTAAAAAGGAAAAGAAAATGAAAAAGATTATTATAGCAATCGTGCTTATGGCTTTTTGTGGGGGCTGCCGCCTTCCTTATCCCTCGTTGGAAGACCCCACGCCACTAGTGGTGGAAACGTGCTTCGGGGTGACTTATGAAAAAGTCTGCACCACCAGGAAAAACCCGACACCAGAAAAGGCGTCGACAAAGACTCACTGCCGATGGGTACGGAAACGCTAAACAATATACTCCCGTAGCTCAGTTGGTTAGAGCAAGCGGCTCATAACCGCCAGG